TTGGCCTTGGCCTTCTTAGTGGGGGCGTTGGAGATGGTCAAGAGCCCCATGACGTACAGTTGCGTCACGAGGTCCTTGCCGTACTCGTACGCCTGGAGCATCTCCATTTCACTGCGCGCGCCTAGAATTTGCACGATACCAGTGGTGAACAATTGAAAGGAACTTCCCAAGTAATTCATGCGCAACGCCGCGCGAAGCTCCGGTTCGTAATCAATCTTGGTGCTGATACGGAACGCCCTCACCACCCCGGAGAGGTTCAGGGCCCCGTTCACGTCAAACTGACCGGCGGTGTTGTTGTAGACGATGGGGGAGTACAGGAATTTTTCCCGAGCCGTGAAGGTATCCACCATGTACTTGCGAATCTGTTCGGGTTGTTTGATGTTGTTCTTGAGTATACCACCCGAGAAGTGAATCTTTCCGTTGCGGTATACCCGAAAGTTGATCTTCTGGCTTTCCTTACCGTCGTACACCTGTGCGGTGATCTGAGCCATGAAATACTTCTTCTTCGGATCAACCTCACCAAAAATACCAGATAAAGAATGTTCCGCACCAACCTTAAACTGACCGTGATACAATTTGATACTTTTTATTTCAATATCTAAACTAGATCTAGGTATGGATTTTTTAGCATGAGGTTTCTTTTCGAAAATATTCACTAAATCTATACGATCCTTCTTGTCGAATTTATCATTCACGATGGCGTTAAAAAACCCCAGCTTCAGAGGGGAAATCTTGAGCGCCTTCATGTTCGCCCCGTTCAGCTTTCGCTTCACGATGGCATTCATTTTCCTGTTGATATTCTTACCGTTATTCAGGTCCCGCTTGAGCTCGATCCGCTCGTTGTTAGTGAGAAAACGCGTCATGTTCACGAGCATCTTCTTATTCACATTCGTGTTGTTGTCGTTGTTCAAAAACTCGTTGAACATACCCATGTTTATTATGGACTGACATTTTAATAATCGGCGCCGAAACCCTCATCCTCTTCGACCAACTCGATACCAAAGATAAACTCTTGATTGGCCATCATCTTCCCCTTGTACATCGCCGTGTGGTGACGCACCATGATATCTCTCTGACTGAATGGACCCGCGTAAAAGTCGTAGTTGAACTTGGGCTTTCCGAGATTGTTCGCCAGACAATAATTGTTAAACTTCGAGACAAACTCCGCCTTGGGGCACGACCTCTCTGGGTTACACTTCACGTTGGGTGACTGCAAGAAATTTTCGAGGGTACTCGTCACCATCGCCACCTGACGCTGGACAGTCTTGAAGTATTCGGGAGCCACGTTCCACACGTCCCTGTTGGCATACTTTTGCGCATAGTCGAGATACGCCTTGACACACTTCTGAAGAATCTGAGGAAGCTCCAGCTCCAGCTTATCCTCCAGTGTCGTGTCGGCATCCTTCACCTGTTTACCAAAGTTGAACGTGAGTATGCGTCTCAGGATACTTCCAGAGTTATCCTTCCACTGAGGCACCTCGTTACCACCCAGGATGCCTGGGGTCTTCCACTCGATGGACTTGGCCTTCTCACACTTGATAGCCACGGATACATCTTCGCCACTCACGATGGATTGAAACTCAGCTTGTTCCAACGAAAGATCATTCTTCACCTCGGGGGCGATGAACATGTAAGAGTCGTAGATGGCCGACAGACCAAACTTCTTTTCCACGTTGTTGGACAGGGTACGCACATCCTCGGGACAATAAAACTTTCTGAAAGCCTTGGTGATCAGTGTAGACTTACCGGATCGCGCCACACCCTTGAGGAAAGGAATCACCTGCCACCCATCCATGTCTCCCACATCGAAGCACAGACGACCACCTATGACGTACATCCAACGCATCACATCCTCGTCGAACCCCTGGTAGTCCATGATTGCCTGAAAGTGTGGCGTCGGAATGTCGTACCAATCATCCAGGTGACCGTAGTCAGTAAACTCTTGATCGAAATACTTGCAGCTCACCACAGTCTGATCGAGATTCTTAAACTCGTTGGAATCGTAACTGTAAAAGGAAGACTTGTACTTGTTCGTCTCGGGGCACCACTCTTTGCCGATGAAGATACCGTTACTGAAGGACCACACGTGACGATTCTTCACGATGTCAGGAAACTGCATGTCCATACAGTTGGTCAGGTGTGTGATGACATCCCTGTGACCAGTACCCCTGGACGTCAGGTTCTTCCACAGTTCAAACTCCACCTCCTTCTTACCCACGCTGTACACAAACTCCTGAATGCTCATGATGGGCTTCCAGGCACGAGTGGAACACCCCGTGGATGTCTTAATCTCCGTGCAGCACTGACCCTTGTACCTTCGGATGTTGTTGGTGTACAGGTGCTTCAGAGTCTGCATGATGGCTTGTTGAAAAGGCGAGAGTTCTTCGGGTTTAGAAATAGTAGACAATCTGAAAATGGACGGATCGGTTTCGGGGTTGATTGGAATATACATGGGATTATTGATTCGTTCGTTGGTTCGTTCTATGCGAAAGACGATCTGCCAGGCGTCATCGACTTGATCCAAAAGTCTGTTCACACGTACAGACACCTTCAGGTCATNCTCATCCACCTCGTCCAACAGGTTCAGTGTATCCGCGCGGTGATACAGGTCACACAGTCGGTCACGCATTCGTATGTACATACTACTCTTTCTCTCGATGTCGACAGCACCCCTGGGGTACCCGTCTTCGCCGATCTCATCTTGGGAAAAGAAATTGTCGTAGCCCAGGCGCTGCGCCACGTAACTACTCTCACGGTCGTTCACTTTCCAAGCACGTTCCAGACGAATCAATAAGTCCATTAGCTGTTCCTTGTCGAAGGTTTGAATTTGGTTTGACCACATGGCACTGTTCGCCTCATCCCTGTTCGCCTGATCGTCGATGAAGTGTGTGGTCGCCATTATATACTATACGATCCATTTTTCTAAGCTCCCTTCTGGAGGGTCGACAACATTTTCACCATGATTCGATTTTGCATCTCGAGCTGGCGACCGATGTTCACCANTGCGGAGCACACCGTGTCCCCATCCTCGGTCATCAGGGTAGAACTCAGGAGAGCCTCCGTCGTGATCATCTCCTCCTCGTCATCCTCAAACTCTGCGAGCTCCTCGTCGTCTGAGATTTCTTCTTCGTGAATTTCTTCTTCTTCAGGTTGAGACATTTAAAGTAGACCCAGGAAAAAGTCATCAGGTTTTTTCGCAGTGGAAAAGTCTAAATCCTCAGCGAGAATATCACGAAATTTCTGGACACTCCTGAGAGTTGTATTTTCTTATTGAAATTTTTAATATTTTAACACCCTTACCATTAAAGTTGACCCGCCAATACTCATGTTCCCCAGGGTCATTCTAACAGGTGAGGTCCCAGGTGAGAATGATACTTTCGATTACAATTATTCATCTGACTGTTGCACCATCTCAGGTTCTCAACACGATTGTTTGTTCGGTCTCGATCTATGTGGTCCACCTGATCCTGTGATCCACCGGGGGTATGAATGCTCCAGCGACCAGGCGGTGAACCCTGAAATATTTCTTGTAGTTCATACTCCTTACGTGCAAACATATATGTTTGTATCCGTCCTTGTCATGGTTTCCTTTAAGTATGCGTCGAGTCCTGATATTTCTCAATCACCCATGTTACTGACCTCATATAGGTGAGCGACCTCATGAATTGGGATGGGTCTCCAGACTTCGGTTGTCATTTATAATGTACAGGCCAAAATCCTTAAGTGCGTGTTCGTCAGGCCAAATTTTTTTCTCTGTATATAGTACAAAACACACACAATGGCTGGCGGATCAATCGGTTCGCAAGAGTGAGGAATAAAATCCTTGCTAGTCGGGTTTCCGGCGACACGTCCAAATTGCGGGGACATCTTTAGAGCTCATGGTCCTAAACCATCAGGGGAAACCCTGGGGTGGCTTCGGGGAAAACTCGAAGGTACAGGCACAATCCATGAGATTAGACAATCCGCAGCCAAGCTTCTANGTCCCAATGTTCAGGGGACACGAAGAAGGTTCAACGACTAGACGGAGGTGGGCAGGAGGGATTGAACATCCCGATGAATGCTTAAGGTATAGTCTACTCCCCGCGGAGACGCGGCCCATGGGTAGTACCATGGGATGCTATGATATCAAGAGGAAATGCTTGATTGAGCTGGTATATGGTGATGCAACTTGTCGCTTACGGCGCCCAAGACGTTTACCTTACCGGTAACCCCAAGGTTACCTTCTTCCAGGCGGTTTACCGCCGCCACACTAACTTCGCGATGGAGAACATCGAGCAGACCGTCAACGGTACCGCCGGTGCCAACGGCCGTGTCTCTGTTACCATCGCCCGCAACGGTGATCTCATCTCCGACATGTACGTCGAACTCAAGTCTAAGAGTACGCTTACCAGCACCACTGCCTGCTGGGCCGCTGAGCGTGCCATCAAGGATGTTGAGTTGTCCATCGGTGGTCAGCGCATCGACAAGCACTACCAGCGCTGGTGGCGCCTGTACTCTGAGCTTTACCTCGACGAGTCCAAGAAGGCCGTTTGGGGTAAGATGACCACGGGTATTAATACCCAGGTGTTCCTCCCCCTCATCTTCTTCTTCAACCGCAACCCCGGTCTTGCCCTCCCCCTCATTGCCCTCCAGTACCACGAGGTCCGCCTTGACTTCGACCTCTCTTCTGAGTTCGGTGACTACACCGACAACAGCACTTTCAAGGTTTGGGGTAACTACGTGTACCTCGACACCGAGGAGCGCCGCCGCTTCGCCCAGAAGGGTCATGAGTACCTCATCGAGCAGATCCAGCACACCGGTACCGACAGTGTTACATCCGGTCAGACCGTCCAGAAGCGCCTGTCCTACAATCACCCCGTCAAGGAGCTTGTCTGGTGCTTCGACAAGGGTGGTGTGGCTGATTCCAACCTTTGGAACTTCACCTCCGATGATGCCGTCGTCGTTTCCAACGTCGCTGCTATCGCGGCGTCCAACTGCTTCGTGTCTCCCTCTCTCGTGGGTGCACCCACCCTTCAGTTCGGTACCGGTGGAACCGCCACTGCTTGGACTGAGGATGTCTCCGGTCCGATGAGCACCTTCAAGCTTGTTCTTAACGGCCAGGACCGCTTCAAGGAGCAGTCTGGTAAGTACTTCAACCAGGTGCAGGCTTTCAACCATCACACTGGTTCCCCTGCTCCGGGTGTCTACTCCTATTCCTTCGCCCTCAAGCCCGAGGAGCACCAGCCCACCGGTACGTGCAACTTCTCCCGCATCGACAACGCGCAGGTTGCCGTCACGCAGAAAGCCACTACGCAGACTACTCTCAATATGTTCGCCGTGAACTACAACGTTCTCCGAATTCAATCGGGGATGGGCGGATTAGCTTTTAGCAACTAATTAGTCTAAAAGTTTTGTTTTTAATATTTTAATATAATACTCCTATATATCTTTCCCCTAAAAAGAATGAATGATATATTGTGAGAGGCGGTAGTAGCTTAAAGAAGTCCCGCGTATATAGATTACAATGAGTTCAGATTACATCATCGTTCCATTCAAATCTAAAAAACTTAAGGGTATTTCGTTCGCCATCGACAAACGTGATTATGATGAGTACGTCACTAAGATGCCGAGTTGGTTCCTGAGTGGTGCGAAAAATAATTATGCCACCGCTGACTGGGTACACTGCCCAACTGGTAGAAGAAAGGTTCGACTGCATAGATTCATCTTATTGGGAATCGATGATGACCCCAATAAAGTTGTCGATCATATAAATGGAGACACCCTAGACAATAGACGATGTAATCTTCGTGTATTATCTAAAGCAGCCAACGTGGCGCATCGAGCGAATCTCAATAAAAATAATAATTCTGGTACTCGTGGTGTGTACTGGTGTGAAACAAATAAACGTTGGATCGCGTGTATTCGACATNATGAAGATGTTTGGTGGAAAAAATCATTCGAGAACAAGGANGAAGCCATCCGTGAAATAACTGAACAACGCAATATGTACAATAAGATTCATGGCATTCACGAAATANATATAGAAAGGCTACCTGAACTCGAAGAACCCAACAGGCTCATGAAAGAGTTGTATGATAATGGGAATTACACACATAATAAACGTTCGAGTGAGTCTCAAGAAAAGTACAATGAACGTCGAAGACAGATGACAGCAAATAAACGTGAAAAGGAAAGGGAAGAACTTTTAAATCAAGAACAAACATACGATGTCATTACAAAATTACGACGACTAGATGGCGATGAATTACGTGCACAAAGTATTCACACTGGTAAAAAACTTTCACAGGAAGAGAAGCGAAAAGTCATAAATGAAGGAAGACGCATCAAATATGCCCATGAAAAAAATCAAACATAATATAAAATGCTCGACATTCATCCAGAGTTTAATGTGAAAATAGATGTCTTTTCATGTCAAACGTGTTTCTTGTTTCCCGCCACCGAAACGATTCACATGAA